TCGCCCTGGGAATGCCCCATGTCACACCTGCCCTGGCTCGCCTGGGGCCTGTCGGTCGATATCTGGGACGCGGACTGGCCCGAAGCGGTCAAGCGTGCGGCGGTCGCGGATGCCATCGCCTTTCAGCGGCGCAAGGGCACGCCCGCCTCGCTGCGCGTCGTGCTCGATCGGTTCGATCCCCTCATCAAGCTGGTGGAGTGGCATCAGGACCGCGAGACGCTCGATCCCTTCCATTTCCGCCTGGAACTGCCGCTGCTGGGCGAAAGCGACATCGTCTATGACGAAGCGCTGGTCGAACAAATCCTGCGCGACATCGCCCAGGTGAAACCGGTCCGCGCGCACATGACCATGGTCTATCGCGTCCGCAGCGAGACGCTGGCCCAGCTGGTGTCGATTGCCGGCGTCGCCGGCCACACCCGCCTCGATCAGGCCGGCGACCTTGTCAGCGCCACCCAGTCCATCTGGGACAGCTATCTGCAGACCGAAGATGGCGAACCCGTCGTCACTGACCCGGCCAGCGCCTTTCTGGAGTATCCCTGATGCAGCCGCTGCAACTCATGATCACGCAGCAGGGCTATGCCGCGCTGTTCCCGCCGAGCGGTGGGGGCACCGGCGCCGTGCGCATCAGCCAGCTGGGCTTGACCGCCAGCGGCTTCATCATGGCGCCCACCATCGACACGCTGCCGGGCGAGCATAAGCGCATCGATACGGTCGGCGGCACCGCCGTGGCGCCCAACATCATCCACCTGACCGCCACCGATACCAGCGAGGACGTCTATGATGTTCGCGGCTTGGGCCTTTATCTCGACGACGGCACGCTGTTTGCGGTCTTCGCGCAGGCGACGCCGATCTTCCGCAAGGTTGCCGCGACCAGCCTGCTGTTCGTCCAGGACGTCATCTTCGCGCAAGACATTGCCGACCTGATCAGCTTCGGCCCGGTCAGCTTCCTCAATCCGCCGGCAACCGAAACCGTCAAGGGCGTGGCGGAAATCGCCACGATCGAAGAAGCGACCGCCGGCGCCGACGATCTGCGCATCATCACCCCGCGCAAGCTGAAGCTTGTCCTGGACATATTGTCGGCCGCGATAAGCACGGCCATCGCCGATGGCGATGCTGCCCTGTCGTCCGACATGGATAATCTGTCGGCCGCGCTGACGAACGCGCTCAACACGCTGGCGGCCCGCTCGATTACCGGCGGCGGCCTGGTTACCGGCGGCGGCGCTCTCACCGCCGATCGCATCCTGACCGTTCTGGCGGCCAGCGCTGCCGATGTGGCCACCGGAACGGCCGATGACCGGGCCATCACGCCCGCGGCCCTTTCCGGCCTCGCCAAATCGATCGCGCAAAACGGTCACGCCTTCATTCCGGGCATGGGCGGCCTGCGCCTCATGTGGGGCCGATTCACCTCGGTCGCCAATGGCAGCACTGCCGTACTGTTTCCCGACAGCTTCGCCACCGCCTGTTTCGTGGTGCTGACCGATGGCGTGAAGGGCAGCGGCAATGACAGCCAGGATAATCCCGCCGGTGTCGATTACCCGACCATCACCCGATCCGGCTTCTCCGTCTTTTCCGCCGACGATAGCGCCAATGCGTGCGGCTATGTCGCTCTGGGAGCCTGACCATGGCGATCCACTATTCTGCCAGCCTCCATGCCTTTCTGGACGACACGATCCATGCGACCCTGCCTGATGACGCGGTCGCGATCACCACAGCGCGTCACGCCGAACTGCTCGCCGCCCAAGGGGAAGGCGCACTGATCGTCGCCAATGCCGGCGGCCGCCCCCAGATCAGGCGCCGCACGGCCAATCTGACCGATCGCCGCGCCGCGATGGCGCGCCAGGTCAAGCGCGAAGCCGCCCGGCGGATCGAGGCGATCAGCCCGATCTGGCAGCAGTTGAACGACATGCGCCTATCGACGCCGTCCGACAGCGCCATGGAGCCCGCCGCCGCCGCGCGCTTCAGCGCGATCGATGCCGTTCGGGCCGCCTCCAACATCATCGAGCACGCCATCGCCGGCGCGACCGCCGCGCAGCTGGACCTGATCGACATTTCCAACCATCCGGCCTGGCCGGCCAGCGTCGAGGACGCCGATGCCTAAGATTTCCGAACTTCCCCCCCGTGGCGCTGCCGACGGCACCGAACTCTTCCCGGTCCTGTGGAACGGCCAGACCATGAAGGCCCGCGCCAGCACGCTGTTCGGCGTGAAGGGCGACAAGGGCGAGCCGGGCGATATGGACGGCGCCGCGCTCGCCTGGCTCGACGACTTCGTGCAGCCAGGCGACGTCAGCGCCTCCGATGCGTTCCAGCGCTGCCATGACTTCCTGGCCGACAGCGGCGACAGCCGCGCGCGGATCATGCTGGGCGCGAAACAATATCATTGTCATCGCACCGTGCTGTTCGATCAGGTTGCCATCCAGGTGCTGGGACGCGGCTGCCCGATGGCGACCGCGCCATCCAGCGGCACCTGGCTGACCTTCTCCGATCACATGTTCACGCCGTTCAAGTTTACGCGCGGCGCCGGTGAATCGCGCGGCGTCGGCTTCTACGATCTTGGCCTCTACCAGGATGGTCATCTCGATCTGTACGAAGGCTGGCAGCCTAAAGACTATCCCTACATCTTCGACTGCTATGATCTGCTGGGCGAGCTCAACCTCGTCAACGTCTACTGCGCCAACATCAATCGCCTGGTGAAGTCGGTCCGAAGCGGCCGCCTCAATGTGCGTGGCCTGCGCGGCCAGATTTTCACCAATGCCGTCTATATCGACGAAGGCTATGACATCGCGCGCCTGTTCGACTGGCATCTGTGGACCTATTGGTCCTCCGCGACCGAAGTGCTCTCCTACATGCAGGAGCATCATGACTCGGTCATCATGGCGCGCAGCGACACGCCGATCGTCGGCGACATCTTCACCTTTGCCGGCAATAGCCAGTTCCGCTTCAAACAGAGCGATTTCGGCATCACGACCAAATTCACCGCCGGCATCCTCGTCTCCGACTTCACCCGCTATGGCCTGCTGGTGGAAAGCCCCGGCTTCACCGCGCAGATCGATGCGCTAAACCACCAGGCGCAGGCATGGCCGGGCGGTTCGGGCAATCTTTCCGACGCCAAGACTATCAAGGTGACGCAGCCCGACGCGATGATCCAGGTCGCGACGCTGCAGGGCACCGAGATGGACGGCGCTTCGATCTCGATCGAGGCAACGAATTGCAACGTCAATGTCGGCTCGGCCCTGTGGGAAAAGATCAACCAGAAGGGCGGCGCGGGCGCAGTTTATGCGGCGCTGGGCAGCAATGTCTTCGTCAATCGCTACCTGATCCGCAACAGCGGCGACACCAAGCTGACGGCCCCCGGCGGTGCGCTTGCTGCCAGCGCGCTGATCCAGAATGAACAGGTCGGCGCGGTCAACTATGTGTTCGCCTTCGCCGGCGCGGCCGACACGCCCGCCAAACTCTATGCCGAAGGGCCGGGCGCCTACATTCCCCTGCAGCTGGGCGCCAAGGGCGACGCGCCGGTCGAGATGTTAAGCGGCCTGCAGCTGTTTCCGCGCAAGGTTGCCGACCTGCCCCCCGCTGGCCGTATCGGCGTTCACTATGTCGTCGATGACGCGACCTCGTCGGAGGGCGGCGCGCCGGTGGTTGGCGGTGGTAACACCGAAGCAGTCGTCAACTGGCTCAATGGCGCCTGGCGCATTGCCGGCGGCAGCAGCCGCGCCAGCGACGCCGGCGTGCCCGCTGGCGCCATCACCCGTCTGGTCGGCGAAAGTTCGGAGGGCGTTGGCGTCCAGCAGGCGACGGCCGAAATGGTGGCGCAGGCGCCGGCGGTCGCAGCGCTGACCAGCTATTCCGACGAGGCGCAGCTGCGCGCCGCCGGCGCGGTGCTGACCGGCGCGGCCGCCAGCGATGACGGTCCGGCGCTGGCCGCGATGGCGGCAGCGTCGGCGCGCGGCGTGGCAATCAGCATCGCCCGCCCCTTCGCCATGCGTATCGGTTCGCCCGTGCTGGTGCAGGACAAGCCCTTCAGCCTGGTCGGCGGCGCGGCCAGCTATTCGCTGAGCCAGGGCACCGGCATCGAGATAGCCTGCCCGGACGCCTTTGATATCCGCAACTCGGACGGCTTTTCGATCCGCAACGCGCATATCCGGTCGAGCGGCACGGCGCTGACGTCGGGGTCGATCTTCGACTTCAAGGCATCGGACAACAGCAGTTCGAACAGCGGCATGCTACTGTTTGACAACCTGCGGATCGAGGGAGGCTGGAACGCCTTCACCTTCCGCAAGGTGTTCCAGGCGCAGCTGCGCGGCGTGCGCGTTGCCAATATGGCCGGGGAATATTGCTTTGGGCACAACGGCCTGAATGATGACAGCCAGGCCAACATCTTCGAGTATCTGGGCTGTTCCGCCGGCGGCGTCCGCTATAGCAATTGTGACTTGTGGTCGTTCAATGGCGGCGGTGGCTCTGCGAAGCTGGTCGGCTGCGCGGGTAACTTCGGTCGGCATGGCATCGCCATGCGGTCCGATACCGTAGGTAGTCCGCGTACCATCACCAGCGTTACCCAGTCCCCCAATGAGGGTTTCCGCGTCGTCACGGCGGTCAATCATGGCTATGCCAACGGCGCGCGGGTCAGCATCGAAGGGGTGGCGCCCGATGGCGTCATCAATGGTGACTGGACGATCACGCGGATCAACGACACCACCTTCGACCTGTTCGACAGTGAGTGGGTCGATGGGGCATATAGCGGTGGCACTGTTATCGGTGCGCAGGGGCGTGACCCCGGCTTCGTCTACTTCGGTGACGGCGGTTTCGAGAATTTGGGCGGTGATGCCTTCCACCTTGTGCGTGGCGGCAAGCTGCAGGTCAGCAATTCCTACTTCTCGACCGATAGTGACGGCCATATCGTCAATCAGTTCGCCAGCTACAAAGGGCGCCACAAGTTCACCAATTGTGACCTGCGGGCGTCGGGCGGCAGCGGCCTCATGCTGCGAGCTGGTTTCGCTAGCTACACAGGATGCGATATCACCAACACTGGCCGTGTATATGTCGACAATCTCAAGGTCGATCTGAGCGGCTGCGTTGACAACGGCGCAGGCTTCGCCCGGTTCACCTCTGCGGCTCCCCATGGCTACTCGACCGGCGACCGCGTGCGCACCTCCCGCACCAATGGCTGTGATGGGCAGACGCGCATCACTGTGATCAGCCCGACCGTGTTCGACGCCGACAGCATCGCCTATGTGGCTGGAGCGGGTGGCGGCCAGTCGTGGCGATATTATCGCGGCCTTGCCAACGTGACCAATAATGGCGCGGGCCTTCCCCGCATCACCGTTCCGGGCCATCCGTTCCGGGAAGGCGAATGGGTGCATTTCTCCACCGCAAGCTTCGGCGTTCCCGGCATTGCCGGCAGCGACTTCAAGATCAAGCTGGTCGATGCTGACAACTTCGATCTGGTGCTCAAGATCGATGGCACTATTCCCGCGTTTTCGGGGGCATTCACCAGCGGTGGTTACGTCCAGCGTTGTTCGGCCCAGGTGCAAATCTGCGCCGGCGCTCTGAACGCATTTGGCACCACTTCGACCTACTTTATGCTGCGAAACCTCCAATCTCTTGAGGCTGCGGTTCGCAGCAGAGGGGAAGATCGGGGTGCAGAACCGTATAGCATTAGCGCTGCGCTCGCTCTGATGGAGGCGATCGGCCCGCAGGATGAACTGGAGGGCTCCCTCGCGGTCCAGATTGCAAGCAACCATGCGTTGACCATGGAAATGCTCTGTCGGGCGAAAGGCACCGACAGCGTCGATCATTTGCAGTTGTATGGGAACATGGCGGTCAAGCTTCAGCGCACCTTCACTGCCCAGATCGAAGCTTTGGCGAGGATGCGCGGCAAGGGTCAGCAGACCGTCCGGGTGGAGCATGTCACTGTCGAGCCTGGCGGGCAGGCGATCGTGGGCGATGTTCACCATTACGGGAGGGGGACGGGAGCCTCATCCAAGAACGAGGATCAATCACATGCAACCGGAAATCCTGGCGGCAGCACGGCGCTGCCTAGCCCGAACCCGCTCGGGGAAGGCATGCCAATCACCAGCGGTAAAGGGCCGGAAGCGGTGCCGCATGCACGGCGGCACAAACCCCGGCGCACCGCGCGGAAACCAGCACGCGACTAAGCACGGCATCTACTCGGCCGAGATGATCGAAATCAGGCACGAAATGGCACGGTTGCAGCGTCAGTGGCGCGAATTGAAAAGGCAGATTTGACCCATGACCGATCAGGAACGCGAGTTCGCCCGCCAGGCTGCCTACCTCGCAAACATCCATCTGCTCGCGGATCGGGCGGAGGATATCGCCGGCATAAACGGCGCGTCGACGCTTCTGTTCAACGCAGCGCTGGCCTCGCTCAATCGGATGCATGACATCGGCCATGCCATGACTATCGCGCGGATCTGGGCGGACTCCCTGGAATCGCAGCAGGCAACGCGCGAGGGGACGCACTGACAGTCGAGGTTGACCAGAGCCCCAGCGTTCATCGGCTACGGCTAAAGTCGGCAGAGATAGCCGTTCCGCAGCCGCAAAAGCGGACCTAATGCGGGCGCGCGGGCGATGATCGACCGCATCGGTGATCTGGGGCCACCACTAGGTTGTCAGGCTGGTGGGGAAACGCTTCAACAGGGGACGGAATGCGCCGGGAATTGCCCATTCGCGAGAAAATCGAGGCGGAGAGTGTCTCCGCCAGCATGAGTGTAGTGCGTCGGGGAACCGGAGCCTGACGGTTAACCCCGGCGCAATGGCGCAGATCGCGTCCGCTAAACCGCCGAAATATTCAGACGATAATGGCGGTCATCAACTTTTGCCTGCATGACAGTCAAATCTGGTCGATGATCAGCGATCATTTTCAGTACATAATCTCTGTCCGGATCACTTATCGTCGCGCCGAGAATGACCCCTTTGAGCGCCTCCCTGGGAAATGTCCGAGGACCCGCCCCGCCTTTCATTTCAAACATCCTACGCTCGTGCTCGTATTCCCAGCACAAGGGCTTCGTAAGAATGGCGGACTTCAAAAATCCGTCTTTGTCGAAATTCATTTGAGCTACATCTGCGATTGGCCTGTCATCGGAGTATTCTACCGGCAGCGCTATGAATCCCTTCATCTGCTCAAAAAAATAACAGATTCCAGAATGGTTATCTGAATAATGCGACCACATAAGCATATTGTCTGGCGTGGTCGTGAAGCAGGAGATGGCGTAGCCATCCAGCGTTCTAGAGACGATATCTCGGATCATTTCGACCGGCATCATGCCAACACGCCGAATTGCCTCATCATGACTCAGGTGAGCTGGCGCGAGATGAGGAGAGTTTTTCAGCACATCGGCCGCATAAGCTCTCCGATCGGCCTCAGATGAACCGAACTGACAATAAGGCAGGCAGTCGAAAGGATCATTGAAGTTTCGAGGTGTTTGCCACCGTAGTTCGTTGGCAATTATCGCCCGTTCAAAGTTCGTACGGCCGAAGGGACCTGATAGCGTGTGATGTTTATAGAGAGTGGGCAATGATTAGAACCTTTTGTCGCCTAGTGAACGAATAGCCATAAATTACAAAGGTTAAAGTGGCCAACCACTGAGGGGTATAAACCCCGCCCCCGAAAACCTCATCCTCCTCCAATCGCTGCCCGATCTACCCCCGGCGCAGCGCGGTTGCCCCCGAACCTATGGGGTGGATGGAGGTTTGAAATTGGTCATGTTGATGGACCGCGCACCCCTTGAGAGGGTCCGCAAACTGGCAGATGGCAGGATTGCCGCCGTCGCCCGCTTCGCTCGATCGGGCGTCTACACCTATAGCGGCGCCGAAGTCGGCAGGCCCCACCTTTCCAGCGTGAACGTCTATCGCCCTGAGTCGGAGGTTTTCTCGCAGGATGCGATGGCGAGCTTCGGCCATAAGGCTGTGACCTTCCATCATCCCTCTGATGGCGTATCAGCCGCGAACTGGTCGAAGGTCAGCGTCGGCTTCACCGAGGGCAAGATTGCCCGTGACGGCGGCTATGTCGAAATCCCCCTGATGCTTGCGGATGCCCAAGCGGTTGGCGCCTATGAGCGCGGCGAGGCTCGCGAACTGTCTGCCGGCTATTCCTGCGATCTGGTCTGGGGCGACGGCATCGCGCCGGATGGGACTGCCTATCAGGCCACCCAGCGCAACATTCGCGGCAACCATATCGCCCTCGTCCCTCAGGGCCGCGCCGGCAGCGAATGCCGGATCGGGGACAGTCTCATTCAAGGAGCCTCAGGCATGCTCAATGACGCCCAACTGATCAATTTCCGCGATAGCGATGAAGGCCGCCTGGCGATTGCCTACGCCAAGTCGGTACATGATCTCACTGGCTGGCGAAGTGGGCCGTGGAACGACCAACTGGAGCGCCAAGCGCTCGTCGACGCGATGTCGGCCAAGACGCGTAGCAGCCCCATCTCCGACGTGGCGATGGCCGATGCAGCCGCCAAGGAACAGGCTGCATTTCAGCGCTCGGTCGCTGCCCTCAACCGCTCTCGCAATTGACATTTCCCGCCCCGTACCGGGCAGAAAGGATGATATCATGAAGCCGCTGGAAGAACGTTTCCATTCCATGATGAAGCCGCGCGCGACGGCGACCGATATTCAGACGGTCATCGTCGAGATCGATGCGGAAGTTGCGCGTCTCGGCGTTGCTGCAGATCAGGCCCGCGCCAAATCGCTGGACGGCGGAATTTCGGATGCCGATGCGGATCAGGCCAGGACCGATGAACACGGCCTCCGATTCGCCATCGAGCGCTGGATCTCGCGAAAGGCAACCCTGGCAGCGCGCTATGCGGAGCGGACGCAAAGCGATGCAGCGTCTGCGCTGCGCAAGGACTATGACGATGCTGTCGCTGAAACCGACGTACTTGTCGAAGACCTGAAAGCACGTATTCCGGTTCTGTTTACCGAATTGGCGGCATTGCTCGGCCGCATCCGTGCAAACGACGCGCGCATCGAGAAGGCCAACCGTAACCGTCCCGGCGGGTGCCCTGGCCTTATCGGGGCAGAGCAAACCGCGCGAGGCTATGTCGGCGTCGGCCAGTGGCCTAACCTGAGTCCAGTGGAGCGGCTGGTAGATATCGCTCTGCCTCGCTTCGATGGCGACGGACGCATTTGGCCGGCTGCTGATATAGCCAAGCCGATGCTCCACTACGATGTTTTCGGGGACGCGGAGCGCGCCAAGCAGGCTTCCAAGGCCGAATATGTCGTGCAGCGCACCGACAATCGGCAGGGCACGGTGAACTTGATCCATGCCGATGGCATTTTCCAATTGGGGGCTCAGGCCCACCCCTGTTGGATGTTCCCCCATCAAGTTGAAGCTGCAAAGGGCGCTGGCATGATTGTGCTGGCCGTCGATCGATCGTCTCCGGCCTACCGCCTCGGCAAGACCATCCGCGAGATCGGCGACGATCTCGCAAAGCGGGGGGCTGCCTGATGGCCAAGATCACCCACCTCCCCGCCCAGCCGTTCGGCGATGGTGTCTATCGCATGGAACTCGGCCCCGATCAGCTCCGGGAACTGGAGACGGGCCTGAAGATCGAAAAATGCGGCACCTGCATGGTGGCGACGAAGGTCAACCCCCATCCCAAGCCGATCTATGAAACCTTCGCAGGACTGATGTCGGGCCGCATCGAAACGGAGGGCAGGACAATCGGCAATGCCTTCCAATCCGGCGCGTCGATGGTCGACATCTGCAACATCAACCGCCTGGGGCTCATAGGCGGCGGCATGAGCGATGCTGACGCGGCGAAGCTGGTGCGCGAGAATGAGCCGCCGCATCGACCGCTCAATGACCTGTGGGAGATCGCGGCGGCGTTGGTCTATGCGACGTTGTGCGGCGTCGAAGAGGATGCGACCGCCCCGGCGCCGGCGGATGGCTGATATGGCGTTCATCTCCGCGCTGGCTGGTCATGGACGCGGAGAGGCAGGAGGGGCCGTCA